ATTCTCCGGCAGATGCAGCTTGCCGGTGAGTTCACCACCAGTCAGCGGCAGATAATCTCCAGAGACTTCACCGCCACCAGTGTTCGATCCGATCTGCACCCACTGATGCGTGTCTCCATCGTTCAGCCAGATGAAGAGCAGGCACGTGCGCGTGTCGAGCCACAGTGTGTTCTCGCGCACGCCCTGCGGTGGCGTATCGCTCGCGATGACCGGCCACTGCGCTTCAGCAACCCATTGCGAAGATGTCTCATCCGAATAGTAGATGAACATCGTGCCCGACGACGACTGCCACCACAGATCACCGTGCACAGCCGTCGTCGGCACAGTATCGGAGATCGTGACGCGTGCACCGCCACTTCCACCGCCGCCTTCGCCGTGAATGACCTCCTGCCACGTCGCGTTGATGCGCCCGTAGACTCTCCCGTCGATGGGTGCCTCTTGCACCTCACCGGGCGGACCTATCGCACCTTGCGGACCAGCGGGACCAATCGCGCCCTGTTCACCGGGCGGACCTTGCGGACCCGTGAGCCCCTGTTCGCCTTGTGATCCCGATTCGCCCTGCGGCCCGATGTCACCCTGAACACCTTGCTCGCCTTGCTCACCCGGCTCACCTGCAGGACCCTGCGGACCGATTGCGCCGGGCATTCCCTGAATGCCTTGCGGTCCTCGATCACCAACAGGACCTTGCGGACCCGCTGGGCCTTCAGGACCCGGCACCGTTGACGCAGCGCCTTCGGGACCCGGAGGACCTTCAGGACCCTGCACACCTTGCGGCCCTTGCGATCCGGCCATGCCGGGCGGGCCTTGGATGCCCTGCGGTCCAGCCGGTCCCTGCAGTCCATCCTCGCCATCGACACCATCGCGACCGGGCGGACCCTGCGCACCATCGACACCATCGACGCCGTCGGCACCTGCGGGACCGGGCACGGTCGAGTCTGCGCCGGGTGCTCCGTCAGCGCCGGGCGGTCCCTGTAATCCTTGCGGACCTTGCGGCCCCTGCGGTCCCGGCACAGTGCTGTCCGCACCAGCGACGCCCGCAGCGCCTTGTGGCCCCTGCGCTCCCTGCGGTCCCTGCGGTCCCGTCTCTCCCGGTGCGCCATCAGCGCCAGCGACACCAGCCGGACCTTCGGGACCACGCGGACCATTCACGCCTTGCGGGCCGGGCGGTCCCATCGCTCCCGGTGCGCCATCAATTCCATTCGTGCCGTCGATGCCATCGGCACCCGGCACGCCCTGCAAGCCTTGCTCGCCCTGCGGCCCCTGCGGACCTGCGGGACCAACGAGACCGATCTCGCCTTGCGGTCCCTGCGGTCCTACCGGACCGACAGCGCCATCGACTCCGTCGGTGCCATCGACACCATCGACGCCGGGCTCACCTTGCGGACCCGGAGGACCCATCGGTCCAATCGGTCCCTGCTCTCCGCCACCGCCTTCACCCGTGTGGATGACTTCGGTCCACGTCGCCATGACGCGTCCGTAAATCTTTCCATCGAGCGGAGCTTCGGGGACTTCACCGACACCATCAGCGCCAGCGGGACCTTGCGGACCTTCAGGACCAATCGGACCAGCGACGCCTTGCACACCTTGCGGGCCGGGCGGACCCGGCACCGTTGAATCATTTCCTTGCGGACCCTGCGGACCAACAGCACCGCTGAATCCTTGGATGCCCTGCGGACCTTGCGGACCTGCATCGCCCTTCGGACCCGCAGGACCCGGCACCGTACTGGCCGGACCGACCGGACCTTGCGGGCCTTCAGGTCCAGCGACGCCCGGCACACCTTGTGCGCCCTGTTCGCCCTGAACACCTGCAACGCCCTGATCGCCCTTCGGACCAACAGGACCAGCGATGCCTTGCGGTCCCGCAGGACCGGGCACTGTCGATGCATCACCGACGTCGCCCTTCTCACCTTGCAAACCTTGCGGACCTATCGGCCCCTGCTCGCCTTGCGCACCAACAGGACCAGCAGGACCAGCCGGGCCAACAGGTCCGGGCACCGTCGAGTCAGCGCCAGCAGGACCTTGCTCACCTTGCAATCCTTGTTCGCCAGTCGCGCCGGGCGGACCCGGCACTGTCGATGCTGCGCCGGGCGGACCCGCTTCACCTATCGGACCTTGCGGACCTTGTGCACCAGCGGGACCGGGCACCGTTGATGCAGGACCTTGCGGGCCTTGCGGACCCATCGGACCTTGCACGCCTGCAGCGCCGGGCGGTCCCGGTACAGTTGAGTCTGCACCTTGCGCACCAGTCTCGCCTTGAATGCCGCGCGGTCCTTGCGGACCTGCAGGACCCGGCACTGTGGAGTCCGCGCCCGGTGTGCCCTTCGGTCCCTGATAGCCGCGCTCACCTTGCGGACCTTGCGGGCCGGGCGCACCGTGCGCACCGGGCGCACCTTGATCGCCCTTGTCGCCCTTCTCACCCTTCGGACCTTGAATGCCCTGCGGTCCCTGCGGACCCATTGGGCCTTGCGGCCCTTGCTCACCGCCGGGGGTGCCGGTGAGCACACCATCGCGCAACGTAAGGGGACTCGCGACGATGATGCGCTCAGCCGGTCCTCTGGCCGGGGAGGTTCGGCCAACGAGAGTGCCTGTATCCTGTTCGAGAACGATGTCGTCGTTGTAGTTCGAGAAGATGCCTTCCTGAACTATCTCGTGGTTCTCATCGCGATGCAGTCGATTGATCAGCCAGACTAGCGGATCAGCAGGAGACTCCGCAGGAAGCTGTGCGCCAGCGTCCTGAACCACGAAGCCACGCATCTTCGCACGTGAGTTGCCATCAGCCATTATCCGGTTCTTCCGGTATCACTGTTGCCGGAGGCACCATCAGTGTGCGCGTGAGCGCATACCATGTCGGAATGTTCGGGTTGATCCACATCGTGGATCGCATGCCGTTGTCGAGCACGTCATCAGGATCACGGACAGGGTGCTGCCGATCCTTGCCGTCAGGAATGTAACCTCGCTGCAGGTTCACGCTTCACCACTCCTCGTCCTGTTCTTCAATCGGAGCGTAGCGAGTATCATCGAACGGCACGAACGCGCACCTGCAGTTCGGATGGCTTGGTATCAATTCCATCGCGGTGTCGATGTCGTATGGCCCCTCTTCCGCGATGTCGCTGCAGTCTTCGCACACCTGATCGTCGCCCGCCGTGAGCACGTTGATCAGCATCAGGCCTTCCGGTGATCTGCGACTGCGCTTCTTCGTCGTCTTCTTCTTCGTCGTCGTCTTCTTCTTCGCATCGTGCAGATGCGGCACCGGCATCCATTCCGGTGTGACGCCAACCTGCTTGACGCCCTGATCCCTGTAGGCAACGAGCTTGCCCGCGTTCACCGCGCGGACCACTGCGGTGTTCACCAGCAGATTGAGCCTGTACTTCGTGACCTTCTCCAGCACCACGCGAAGCTCGCGCATCAGCGTGTCGGGCGAACTCTTGCGCTCCACTGCATTGCTCACGTGACGCAACGTGCGGCGGATCGTTTCATTCGCAATGCCCGTAACCTCGCTCATTACAGCGAATCCGTGCACAGCGTTGACGTCGTCGAGATTGATATCAAGCTCAGTGCGCAACTCCTGCGCCGCCTGCTCGACACCCTTCGCCACAGCACGCTCGATCAGGTTGCCCAGCCAGTCCGGCGGATTGAGCAATGCGCTATCGACCGTCGCCTGTATCACCGACTCCGTGCGCTGCAATCGATGCGACGATGCCTCGCCCCAGTTGATGTACGTCATCGACGGTTCGCGCTCGCGCAAGCCAGCGACATCATAGTCGAGCACGGCCTGACGCAAACCACGATGCAGATCGAACACCTTGCGCGTTACCTTGCCGCGCCCTTCGCTGCGCAAACCCTGACTGCGCGTGGGATCGCGTGAGCCGCTCACTGTTCTGCTGCTACCCATTGCGATGAATTCCCGTCGAAGTATTTCACGTAGAGCCGCTTCGCTGCACTGGGACCATCAGCGCTATTCCACCAGATCGATCCATCGGCGACGCCTTCCGGCGCTGTCTCTCCGGTGTAGGCACCGCCACCAGAGAACACGACGCTGGTCGATGGCGTGATCGAGATCATGATCGCGACATCAGCCGCCTGCTCTGTCGCGTTGGCCTTCGATCCCGATCTCACCTTGAGCCAGCCCAATGCATTCGTCCACACCTGCTGCCCGACGTGAATCGCTGTGCCGCGCCTCGCCGTGATCGTGATCTGCTGACCTTCGTCATTGACCAGATCGAAGTAGTTCACACCATCGACCGAAGTCTGGAACGTCATCACAGGCGTATCGTGTTCGGAATAATTGTCCGGCAGCGTGATGCGCACGACGCGACCGCCGGAGCAATCGATGCCGTCCGATAGACTCTCACCCGCGAGGATCGTGGCTGGAATGTTGGCGAGCATCAGTCATCCCCCTCATCATCATCGCTTGGCGCGAGCTTGCCGGTGTAGACAAGCTCTCCGCTCTTGTCCGCCATGAACTGCGACCAGTCCTGAAGCTCTTCAGGTAGTTCGGCCTCGTGCTCCGGCGTCCATTCGGTGATCCCGCTGCCCCAGTTGAATGCGATGTAGTTCTCGCGCGTGATGTCGAGACCCTCACTCTCCATCCACGCCAGCATGTCGTCGGCTGCTCCGCTCATGATGACTTCTTCCTCTTCAGCTTGGCGAGCTTCGCAATCGTTTCGCGCGTCTCTTCAATCGTCGCCTTGCCGCTGCTGTAGTCGCGCCACGCCTGTTCGGTCGCGGCCTTCTCCTTGTCGTTCATGCTGCCGAACGTCTCACGCTTCACCACCCACACCGCCGACTGCAACTGGCGCGGCTGAATGCCAAGCTCCTTCGCTGCTTCGTGATATGCGGTCGCATACACCGGATAGAGTCCGCTCAGTCCGGTCTTGACCGACGATCCCGCAGCATCCCAACCGGGCGGCTGGTCCTTCTTCTGCGGCGTATTGCCGAAGTTGTGCGCCACCGGCACCGTCTTGTTCGATAGCTGGCGCAACAGCGCGGCACCGACGGCGTGCGTGTCGATGGTGACGTCGCCGTTCGCTGAGTTCGGATCGAGGATGTTGTTGTAGAACGAGCGCACCTTGTGCGCATTGCCGAACGCATCGTTGATCTTGTCGCGATCACCGTTCGCTTCGAGCACTTGGATCGCGGCCTTGATCGATGACACCGACTGCCACACCACCTTGCCCGGCGTGCCGAACTCATCTTCGTTGCGCTTGATCCTGCCCAGTGCGCCGTTCGGCAGCACCTCACGGAAGGATCGATCAGAGTGCGCCTCGTCGTAAGTGCGAATCCAGATCGCCTTCTCTTCCAGATCGGCGCACTCGCTCAGCGACTTCTTGCTGATGCGCTTGACCACCGCTTGGTTCTTCTTCTGCGCCTTGGTTTCACCGGACCAGATGTCGTCGGCGGTCTCCGACATCTTCTTGTCCCACTTGTGATCCTGCTTGTTCTTGTAGACATCCATCAGCGCATCGGCGATGTGGACGTTCTCATCCCAGTCCTTCGTCGGCGACAGCGCAGCGTAAACACCTGCGACGCTCGCATCGTTGTAGCCGAATATCTTCACGCGATCATCGACCAGCGCACGTGCGCCGTCGTACCAAACCTGCGTGTGAGGATCAGCGAACTGATACAGCCACTTCAGGTTATCCTTCATCTGCTGAACGATGCCTGCCGCCTGCTGATCGGTGCCGCCCTGCAATTCGTTCGGGCCGAAGTTCGGATAGAAGTTGTTGTCGCTGAACAATCCGATGTCGTGCTCATAGCGCTCTTGATCGAGCTTCATGCCTGCTACTTCAGGCCTGCGATACGTCGGCTTCGAGCCCTTCACCGTGATCGGTGCGGATGCAATCGTTGCTGGATGCGTCGCCTTGCTGAGCGGCAACGGCGTCGTGCCATCCTGCGCAGCCTTCTCGCTGTAGACCTTGACGCTCGCGTTCGTTCGCGCCTCGACAGCGGCAACATCTACCTTGCCGCCGACCTGCACCCATCGACCCATCGGGTCTTCGTCTTCGTCCTGCGGTCCCTCGATTACGTTCCGGACTTTCTGCCCAAGGGCGGCAT